CGCACTCTTATCCAACACAACTGGAAACTACAACACAGCCAGTGGTGTAAGCGCACTCTACTACAACACAACTGGAAATGATAATGTAGCTGTTGGTTATTATGCACTTGTTAATAACACAACTGGAAATAACAACACGGCGTGTGGAGATGGCGCACTTGAAAACAACTTAACATTTTCAAATGTTTGTGGATTGGGACAAGGCGCTCAAGTAACTGGATCAAATCAAATTCAACTTGGTAATGCTTCTACTACAACTTACGCATACGGTGCAGTTCAAAATCGTTCTGACATCCGTGATAAAGCTGATGTCCGTGATACAACTCTTGGTCTTGAGTTTGTAAACGCACTTCGTCCAGTAGACTTCAAATGGGACGTTCGTGAAGACTATCGTCCAGAAGCACCTGAATCCGTTGCTAAACCATCGGAACTAAAAGAAGACGCTTCTGACGAAGATAAAGCAAAATATGCTGAAGAACTTGCTGCTTACGAGGCATACGTTGTTCTTAAAGACAAGTGGCTGGAAGACGTTAAACTTGCTAATATCACGCACGATGGCAGTAAAAAACGCAGCCGTTTCCATCACGGGTTGATTGCTCAAGAAGTGAAAGCGGTTCTTGATGCTAAAGGAATCGACTTTGGTGGATTCCAAGATCACTCTGTAAAAGGTGGCGATGACGTTCTTTCTATTGGTTACGAAGAACTAATTGCTCCAATGCTAAAAGCAATTCAAGAACTTTCTGCTGAAGTTGCAGCGTTGAAAGCTAAATAATATGCCATACGCAAAAGAAAAAGCGAAACTCAAGTCAGATTTCATTGACCTCGGTGAAGAGATGAAAACTGGCGGCATGACGATCTCAATGGGTTCTGAAGAATCCATCGAATCGCCAAAATATCACTATCCATCGCTTTATTTCGACAACGTAAAAGGTCTTGAAAAGCTCGGTAAAGAAGGAATTGCAATTATCCATTACAAAAAAGTGATGGAACGCACAGAAGACATCACGCGCAATGGCAAAAACGAGAAGCGTCATTCTGTTGAGCTTTGCATCTGCGGCATCAAGCCAGAGTGTTGCGAAGAAATGCCCGAAAACGAGATGGAAGAAGAAGACGATGAGGACGCAATTGAAATGGGATTGAAAGCAGCCGCTGGCGAAACTGAATCCGAAGAAGAAGACGAAGACGAAACCGAAGAAGAAGATTAAAATTTATGCCTCCAAAAAATGCGCTTCCAACTGAAGCACCAACACCAACACCAGACGCGATGCCGGGGGAAATGGCCGCACCAACTCCTGACATGGCTGCTCCTGCTGGTGGACAAGTTATGGTTGAAATGCCTTCTGACGCATTTGATGCCATCTACACGCTTGTTACACAGCTTGCAAGTGGTCTTGAAACGCTCAAGGCAGATGTTGATGCGCAGAAGGGTGGCGCAACCGCTCCAGAAGGCGAGATGATGCCTACAGAAGCCGCTGCAATGGGTGCTGATGAAGAGTTTCTGAATTCTCTTGCACAAGAAGGCTCCATGCGCTAATTTCGCGCCATGTTTGTCTCGGAAATCTTCGATGAATGCGCTGAAATTTTAGGATCAACAGATACCAATAGGGTATTTCGTAAAATTCAGCAGGCAGTCCAGACCTTGATGGAATCTGGACACTGGACGCACACCACAGCGGAGATCGATGTCTGCACTGGCTGGGATCGTTGCAGTCTTGCATTGCCTCGCGGCATTGATGTGCCTCTTGCTGTCAACATCGATGGTTCTCCAACATACTTCCGCAATCGATTGTTCCAATACCATGTGAACAAAGGTGGAGTCTATAATTCCGTTGAGTGGGCATGGGATGATCGAGGATATGTTGCAACGCTGATGGACATCATTCAGCCTTCACAACTTGTTGCGGTGGCTGAAAGCAATAATGATGTTGGCAAGAAAATTCGCGTTCTTGGCATTGATCAAAACAACCGCAATCTTCGCTCGCAGATGCCAAACGGAATGGGAGTAGATGGTCTTCTCATTCCCATTCACTCGCAGCAAGATTTCCAATATGGAACAATTGCTCCAGATGACGCAACGATTGCAACCCGTGACGTTGCCATTGATCCAATTACTGATTTCACAACAACAACTCCACATGGATTGACATCTGGTCAAGGAATGTCTGCAAGGGTGCTTACAGGCACAATTCCAGTGCCGCTAAACGATGGGCAAACATATTATGTTGGAGTTATTGACGCAGTTACAGTCCAGCTTTTCAGCGATTCGCTAAACGCTGAAGCATTGCAATACCCAATCGCGCTTTCAAGCATAGTTGGATTTGGAACAATGCAATTACGCGATCAGCGTAATGCTCAAGTGGTAACTTCGCTGGAATTTGCATCTGCTCCATCGTTTGCAATTGACTCGCCTAACGAGGTTGTTTTTCCAACATTGCCGCTTCCTGCGCCATTGGAACAAAAGAAAACATACTTTGCACAACCAATAGATTCTACGCATTTGAACATCTTTAGTTCACTTTCTGACGCGAAGAGTAATAGCAATCCGATCTACACAACTGGTTCAATGTCTCCGATTGACATTGATATTCGGAAGGCAATCGTTCCAGAAACAAAACTTGTTTTCAGCGTTCGGCATTACTTCAGCGATGGCGACCAAGTGCAGGCATTTACCGCTGGTGGCGTATTGCCTCAACCGCTGATTGCAAATCAAAACTACTTTGTCAATGTCATTGACGATTTCTCTGTTTCGTTGCACGAAAACCAAGCTGATGCCGCTGCATCAACTCCGACAAACTTTGTAAATCCGATCAAGATTACAACTGCTGGATCGGGAACAAACTCGCTTGTCAAGTTGATTCAAGCTACATCAAAAGTAGGCACAGAAAGTCAAATTACTGCACCGGGACTTAATATTGCTACTCCATCTGGTTCTGGAGCGCAATTCCAAGCCAATGTTGTTGGAGTTGTAACATCAGTTCGTGTAACTGCTGTAGGAAGCGGATATGGAACAACAGTTCCAAATGTTACTTTTTCTGCGCCAACCGATCTACCTTCTGGAAGTAACCTTGAAACTCGAACGGCGGCAGGATATGCAATCCTCGTTTCTGGATCAGTAAACAATATTGTAATTACTGACGCTGGGCAAGGATATTCATCTGCGCCAACAATTACAATTGATCCTCCTTCGTCTGGAACGCAAGCAATAGCAACTTCTGTTATTACAACATCTTTTGTTTCTGGATTTACTAAAATTTCTGGTGGATTTAATTACACGGATGTTCCTCAAGTAAAAATTACTGGAGGGGGTGGAACTGGAGCAACAGCAACAGCAACAGTAAACAACGCAAATATTTCTGTTTCATCAATCTCAAGTGTTGGAACTGCTGCGTCAGCAGTAACCGCATCACCGCATGGATTTAGTTCTGGTCAAATGGTTAGAATTTCTGGAGCTACTCCAAGTAATTACAATGGTGATTTTACAATTACTGTTCCTCAAATAAATACTCCAATATTATCTATTACAAAAGCAACTGCTGGAGCAACTCTTGCTACTGTAACTACAAACGCAGTTAACCATAATTACAATACAGGAGATCGAGTTACAATTTCTGGGTGCACATTAGCATCTGCTGGATATAATGGCCCATACAACGTTACTGTTACTGGGCCTCAAACATTTACAATCCGTGTTTTATCAACATTGCCAACATCTGTTACTGGAACTGTTATTTCATCCATTGCAGACGATACGGCAACAACATTTACATACACGCTTTTAACAGCATATACTGGTTCTGCCAGCGGAACAATTTCAGTTTTTTCTGGTGAAGTAACAGGGATAAATATTGTTACCGCTGGCACTGGTTATACTACAACACCAACAGTAACAATTATTCCATCAACTGGCGTACTTGTAAACTTTTCCTCAACTGGAGTATTGCCATCTCCGCTTGTTTCTGGAACGGCATATCGTGCAGAAACTCCATTGAGTGGAATTACTGGAACATTTACTGTTAAAAACACAGATTTCAGCGATGTAAATATTACTTCTGCTGGAACAGGAACATTTTACGTTGTTCTTTCACGCGCATTTGGAGTTGATTTCACAAATAATTGGTTGGGAGATTTTACAACGCTTGTAACTGGTCAACAAATTTACTTTGGAACTGATTACATCCTTCCAACGACATCTCCAGCAATTGACAATAGCGTAACTCCGTTTTATTTGAGCGTTGCATCAAACACGCTTGCAAAAGTATACGCAAATGTTGGTTTGACAACGATTGTAAACATCGATTCTTTCGGAACTGGTCAAACATATTACGCTATTCGGACGCAGGTTTCTCCATCTGTTGACTCAAATCTGATTAAGCCTGTAAATACTGCTTTCTTGACTGAAGATCAAGTTGTTCAATTTAGCTCATCTGGAACATTGCCAACTCCTTTGGTTGCATTGACCAATTACACGATCAAAATTATTGGTGACTCTGTTCGCGTTTATAATGGCGCGTCTCCAGTAATTCTTTCTTCAACTGGAAATGGTCAGTTGAGCCTTGACATCATCCGCAATGTTACAGTTCAACCATCTAACAACATTGTTGCTGATGCTTCGCTCTACGAGACAGGAACGCTGCTTGTAGCTCGCGCAAAAGAAGGAGACACGCTGCCAACTGGATTGTTGCCGAATACAAATTACTATGTTCGTCGCATTGATAACAATTCTTTCGAGCTTTACAACACGCTTGCCAATGCGCGTAACTTGACATCCACAACTGGACGCAGGACATACACAACAACTGGCGATTCCGTTTCATCCACATTCTTTGTTGATGCAATTTCCGATCCAATCTTTGTAAAGAGCGTTGCACACATTGAAAAACCTCTTACGGATGGATATGTTAGCCTTTACGCATGGGATTACGGACGCAGCAACGATATGACTTTGATTGGTCAATATCATCCAACCGAAATCAATCCGCAATATCGCAGAATTCGCATTGGCAAACCTTGTGCATGGGCAAGGATTATTTACAAGGTTACTAATCCAAGAATTACAAGCGTGTATGATTATATTCCGCTTGAACAAGAGCGAGCAATCATTGCTGCTGTTCACGCAGTTGACTTGGAAGATAAGGATTTTGCTGATCAAGCTATGCGTTACTGGCAGATTGCATTTGGATATTTAAAGAATCAGCAAGAATCAATTGATGGTCACGCAATGGCAGTTCCTCAAATTAATTCCATCTGTTACGCAGAAGGAGATGGAGCTGATCCTGTGATGTTTTAATGAAATCACCGCAAATTACTTCTGGACGGCAGGTAAAAACAACTGCTGGTTGGACTCAAGGAATTAACTCTGTTCGTAATCCGTGGGCATTGCCAGAGAACCAAGTTAAATGGGCTGTTAATTGTCAGTTCCGAGGTGGAATCGCGCAGACAAGACCCGGACAATCAATGCGCTTGTCACTACCTCCGGGCAACTTTCAAGGCGGCATTTTGTTTCTTGCAAACAAGCAATTCAAAGCGGCAAGCGAAACAACATCCACGCAAATTTACGGAACAAATGGAGAAGGGGTTGAAGCGGATGAGTTGCCATACATTGTATTTGCTGTAAACGGCAAGGTTTATTGGAGTCCATTTCCATTAACGCAACCTAAAGATTGGAAACCATTCCAACTTATCAACGTTTCGCTTGATCCAAATGTTTCACAATTTTGTTTCACGCTCGCAACTAAATCAGCAAACATTTCTACTGGAGGTGATGTTTCAGTCACCCCTTCGCATCGCGTATTGTTCATCCAAGATGGCGTGAACGCTCCTGTGTATTGGGATGGATCAAATACTACTGGAGTGCAAGACACTGACATACCAATTGGTTTTTGGATGGCATATTCTGGCAATCGACTTTGGATTGCTAACAAAAACATCGTTCTTGCGTCTGATCTTGGCGATCCTACAAGCTGGCAGGAACGCACAACGGGATCAGGGCGCGGAGACTTCTCGTTTACTCGACCAGTAACTGCATTGGTGAACTATGTAGGTCAGAATAACGACCAGAAATTGTATGTATTCACAGATCGTGAAACCTATGCTCTTTCAAGCGGAATTTACGACAGGGCAGCATGGGGAACAACGCCTAATTTTCAAACTATTTTGTTTGCGAATGTAGGTTGCATCGCTGGCAAGTCCATCGCGTTTCAAGCTGGTCAAATGTGGTGGTTTTCGCAAGGTGGACTTGTATCAGCGGACGTTGCTGGCAACGCTTACCTTTCGTCGCAGGTATTGTATAAAGATGTCGAAATGGTGCGAGCAAAGGCATACATGGCAGGCAACCAAACTGGCATTTGCGCTACATCATTTGAGAATTATTTACTTTATAGCATTCCGTATCTTGAACCACTAAATTCAGCTACAATGGTCATGGATTGGGCAGTTGCAGCGGAAATGGGATCATCGCGCCAACCTGCTTGGTGCGGTGTATGGACTGGCAGCAGACCAGTTGAGTGGACTACAGGAATTGTTGATGGACAACCTCGATGTTTTCATTTCTCCGTTGATTATTCTGCGACAAACGATGGTTCTTACATTTCGCTTTGGGAATCATTTACTCAAAACCGAGTTGATTCATATTTGAACATCAATGCCGATGGTTCAACAACTGAACTATTCAATCGCATTTACTCGCAAGTTGAAACCGCATTGCTCGGTGATGGGATGGACTTCAAGCAGTTTGTTTACGCTGAACTGGAATGTTGCGAAGTTGGAGGCACAGTAGATGTCAAAGCATCTTATCGAGGCAGCAAAGGCCCATATCAAAATATTCTTGACACGCGCATTTTAGCGGTAACTGAAGACTACCAATGGCAGGATACTCCATTCGCGCCAGAGATTGAAAAATTTGGCTTTTTAAACACGCAGCATCGACGTTTGATTACTGAATCTGCAACTCGAAATGCAGTTGCTGAAACGTGCGAATCTTATCTCACAACGGATATAGATAAGGGCTTTTCTATGCTTGTTGAATGGTGTGGAGAGTTAGGTGTAGAAATTATTAGGATGTTTCAAGACCCGTGGAGCGAAAGGTCAACTGGTGTTCCAAATTCAAAAGAAAAACAATCTTGTTTGCTTGCCCAAGATGGATCAACATTGACTCTTGATCTTCTTCCAAGTCCGTATGAAATTCCGCAAACAGACCAGCAAAGTTGGTATGCCAAAGTTTATCGAACTGTGACTTTGACTTGCCCATCTTTGTCATCAATTTCAGCCACGGCAGCGGCATCGTTCCTGTCAAGCATTTCTTTTACTCACGCCGAAGAACAAGCAGGAATTCTTGCTCAACAAGCAGCGAATGCGGCAGCACAACAATACAGAATACTTAATCCTTGCTAATATGCCATCCATCGTTGACGCTTCTGTAAAAGTTACAAACTTCCCCAACCGCTTTGTATCACCATTCGGCGATGATCCAGTTGTGCCTCTCTATTCTTCTGTTCCAATTCCAATCGATGCTGAAAATTGCCTGCCTTGCGTTGTTTGTGGTAATTTTGCCACACGAAACAAGGTTATTCAGCAGCAAGCCGAAAGATTTAAAGGATATTTGCCAACGGAATTGAGCGGAAATGAGGTTGTGGTTGGAACTAATTAAATAAATATATGAGAACAAGAATCGAATATAAATACGCAAGACCGGGATCGAATGAATTCTATGAATTGCAAGATTTCGCTCAAGAATTTGACCATGAAATCATCGAACATCCGAATATCAATGTTTACGCGCATTATTCTAACGGCAAGTTATTTGGATATTCTGATCATGTATTTCTTCCTGTCGTCTATCCTGCCTTTCACCCACAACACACGCGACCACAAGATGTAATCCAAGTAATGAGCGATTGGAAAGCGCACGCGCAACTTTCTGGACAACCCGGATATATCGGAGTTCCGCTAATCAATGATCGACCTAATTTTAGCAATGAAATTATGAATAAATTAGGTTTGACAAAAACAGATCGTGAAATTTATAGTATGACCAATTTTTAATCATGGGCGGGTCAAAAACAGTTAATGCACAACAATATTTGAGTAAACCAGATTCCTCGCGTGATCTGGCAATTCAAATGGCAATGCAGCAAGCCCAAGCACAGCAACAAGCAACGCAAGCTAAATTGCTTGACGCTTATGCAAGAATGGCTCCAGCGCAGCAAGAGTATGATGCTCTAAAAGAATCTAAACGACTTGGTGAGCTTGGAATGGCTAATGTTCAGCGTTCACGCGAAATGGAGAAAATGGTTTCTCCAGAAGCAGCGCAAATGCGACAAGCTCAAGGCGCAGAACTTGCGAGACTTGCAAGCATGGATAATGCAACTCGCTACATGAATGAATGGGCGCGTAATCAAGGTCTTATTCAAGGATACGAAACGGGCCTTGGCAATTCCACTATTGGGCAAGCTGCAACATACGATGCTGCATTGAAAGCAAAAGCTAACTACGATCAGCAAAATCTTGCATTACAGCAAGAAATTCTGCGTCAAATGCAAGCTCCAGTAGGTGGCATTGATCCATCTACATCAATTTCAGCGCAAGAAGCAAATAAGGCATCTAACTTGCAAGCACTTCAAAATTGGCAGGATGCAATGTATGGCAACATTGGAGGATACAACCAATCCGTTGCCGATCAAATGGCACAAGCTGGAGCAAATTTCCAAAACTTGCAACAGAACGCGATGCAAAACAAGTTGAATTACCAAGGCGCATTGCTTGGGCAGCAAGCTCAAAATCTCGCTTCTCAACGCGCAATGACTGGCGCATACATTCAAGCTGGAGGAAGCGTAATTCAAGGAGCAGCGCAAGGTGCAGGTGCTGCCGCTGGTGGAGGTGGATTTGGTGGTGGTGGTGCTGGAAAATCTTATGGTCAAGCATTAGGCAAACAGCTTGGTTCAAGTCAAGGCAGTTTTATGGACGATTAATTTATGGCATACCAAAAACCAGACCCAACAATAGCACTTCAAGGTTTAGGTATTCAAGCGCAAGGACAACTTGCGATGTTGCAAAATCAAGCGGGTCTTCTTAAATCTTACGCATCTCAAGCTCCATTGATGCAGTCATTTGATGCTGCAAAGACTTCACAGCAGGCAGCAGAGTTTGGAATGGATAATTTGCAACGCTCAAAGGAGTTTGATCGTTTGCTTAATCCAGAAATTGCCAAGATGCGCGATGAGCTTGGTTCCAAGGTTGCCGAGGCAACTAACTTGGGTGCAACAAAAACTTGGATGGACAATTGGGCAGTCAAAAAAGGATTGATGAACCAATCTGGACTTGGAACTGATAGCTTAATTGGAAGGTCTGCCGTTTACGACCAAGCAACAGAAGCTGGAAGGCAGGCAAGGTTACAGAACCTTGCGATTCAACAGGGTTATCTGGCTCAAACTCCCGCACCAATTGGTGGTCTTGATCCAGCGTCTATTATTGCTGCGGAACAAGCTGCAAAAGCTCAGAACCTTGTCGCAATGCAGCAGTATCAAGGAAATGTTATGCAGGGAGCGCAACAACTTAATCAATCGACAACAGATTGGATTAATTCAAACCTTGGACAACTTCAAAAAATCAATCAGAATCAGCAGCAAAGTCAGCAAAATTACGAGCAAATGTTGCTTCAAAATGCTCAACAAAATGCCGCAAGCGGCAACGCTCAAAAGGGACAAATGATTCAAACTGGAGGTGCTGTTGCTGGTGCTGTTTTGGGTGCTGCTATTATTATTTAATGAAACAGCTAATAGATACAACAATACATAAAATCAAAGAATGGAACAAAAGATGGCCGAGAGCAGTAGTTTTATGGAGTGGAGGTAAAGACTCCACGGCACTGCTGCATTTGATCAAGTTTGGAGCAGGAATTGATCTTCCCGTCATACAGTATCGTGAACCAAAATTCCGTGAACGATACGCTTATTCAGATCGATTAATCAAAGAATGGAAGTTGGAAGTTTACGATTACGCTCCAAGCAAAATAGCTATTGCAGATGGGCCTGATGTTGAAACTGGAGAACTGCGATTTGACTTCATTAAATATTATCAATGGGGTCAAGGAACGGCAGTGTGCTTGTCTCTTGGGACTGAACGACCAAAGGAAAACGAGGACTTCTTGTGCGGTGTTACTGATGTCTTGCAGCGTCCTACGGGCACATTTAACTGGCCTTGGGGAGCAGTGTATATCGGAACTAAATATAGCGATACAGATTTGATTAAAGGTCATGTTCCGCTTGCGGTTGATATTCGATACGCTGAAAACTCTCCGATGTCTCTGTATCCAATGCGAGACTGGACTGATGATGATATTTTTCAGTATCTGGAAGACAACGGAGTTCAGCCAGACCCGACAAGGTATGTGAAAGATTACCACAAATGGAAAAACAATCCCGACAAGTCACTTAATGCAGACTTCTATCCTATTTGTTTCAACTGCATCAATCGGCACGAAGGAAAGTATGTTGATTGTCCTAAATTAAAAGCTAAAATATCAAACATTTCTCACCTTGCGCCATACGAAGATTTGGTGAATGAAGACCTTGGATTCCGACCTGTGACATGGAACAAATAAGTGAATTTGACTGCAAATCATGCGGTGCTTGTTGCTGTTTCAAATGGTCTTGGCCTGTTTTAAAACGAGATCGTTCAGACGCAATAAACATACCGAATGAAATGGTCAGAACAGATTATCCACTGATGAAAACAACTGACAATCGTTGCATTGCACTTGAAGGAAAAGTTGGTCAATCTGTCTGTTGCAAGATTTACAATGACAGGCCAAATTCTTGCAGGCAATTTGAACCCGGAAGTGATCTTTGCAGAGAAGCTCGCAAAAAAGTTCTTGAACAAAGTTAAATGCCATGCTAACAACCAACAAATTCCTTTAATTTTATGGGCGGAAGTCGATCACAACCTAAACAACAACAACAACAGCAACAACCGCAATCTTCTGGCCCTGATCCAATGATTGCATTCATGGCAATGCAGCAACAGCAACAAGCCGCTCAAGCTGCCGCTGAAGCTGAACGGCAAAGGCAAGCTCAAATTCAAGCTCAACAACAAGCTGGAATGCAGGCGCAGCAACAAGGTGAAGCTGCTGCCAAAAGCGCATTGAGCGGAATGAATGTTGGTCAGCAAGCGCAAGACCAAGCTACTATGGCTGCTCAACAAAAAGCATCTGCTCCAATTGGAGGAGCAACACCATCTCCTGTTGCTGATGCTGGTCAATATCGTCAAGCATCTCTTGGAACAATGGGAGGACAACAAGGAGCGGCAGCAATGGCAGCAAATGCTGGCGCAGGCGGAACACAGCAACGAAATAACCAGTTTCAAGTTCCTGCAACTACTGGTTTAACTTTTGGAGGAGCATAATTATGGGCGGAGGAGGAGGTGGTTCTAAACCCAAAAAACAAACGCAAACTGGGCCAGACCCTATGATGGCGTTTTTGGCTCAAATGCAATCTCAACAAGCTGCTCAAGCTGCTGCTGCTCAACAGGCTCAAGAAGAAGCGTTGAAGCAATCTCAAATTACCGCTGGCACACAACGTCAACAGCAAGCAGAGCAGGCCGCTAAACAAGAACTCGCAACAATGGGTTCAATGCAGTCGATCCGCGATGCCAACGCACTTCTTGCAGCACAACAGGCACAAGCTACCGCTGGACAGCAAGCAACTGGCGGTGGATTTGATTTCAATAAGTCCCGTGAAGAGGCACTTGCCAATCTTGGAGCAGCGGCGGGAATGCTACCATCAACATATTCTAATGCACCTACAACCTCTGTAAATCCAGCTTTAACAGGTCTTGTAAACCAAGGTGCAGGAGCAGCATCTAAAAAAGCAAATATCTTCTCGCTCCCATCTTCATCTGACCTTAAATTTGGTGGCGTTTAATTATGGCAATTTCATACTCTGGAGAAGGATATAAATTCAATCCGCAGTTTGCCAATCTTGGCGCATTGCAAGGATTGCAACCGCTTGATGTTACTCGCAAAGCTGAATTCCAGCTTCAACCATTGACATACGCTCCTATTCCATCCTCGCGTCCAGAGCTTGTATCTGAAGGCATTTCTAAAGGCATTCTTGCTGCTGTTGGCGGCATTACTGAAGGCATTACTGCTAAATACAAAGCAGAGCAAAAAAGAGAAGAAAAACTTGCTGAAAGAGCGCATGAGAAGCAATTGGTTGCATTAAAATATGGTCTTGATAAAACAGAGACTGAAGAAAAAGCAAAAGATTATATTACAAGGCAAAAAGCATTAATTGATTACAGAAACGATACAGCAAAAAGACTTAAAGGTTCTCTTGGAGAAAATTTCCCTATTTATGGAGGAGATACTACAACGGAAACGGAAACTGAACCTGCTCCAATAGAAGTAGAACCAATTGAAGATGAGTTGCCTGCTGACTTTGACACTACTCTTAATGAATTAGAAGGAACAAGTTTGTTTGGACAACTTGCGCCAGCAGATGCAATGCAGGCTCAAATTGCAGAGCAAGCAAAACAACTTCAAGGTTTATCACCAGAATATCTTACCGCTGGTCTTGAAGCGGGTGCTGTTGCTCCAATTGAACCAGTTCCTCAAATGTCTCTGGAAGGATTTAAAGCTACTGCAATTTCTCCAGAACAAGCAGCGCAAGCAACTGAAGTAAGGAAAGAACTTCGTCAAACACTTGCTGGAATTAAACCTGTAAAACCAGAAGTTGCAAAATCAGAAGCTCAACGTCCCGGTTGGTATCCAATTGAAAAAGCTCAAGAAGAAGCATCTCGCAATATTCCCGGATGGAAACCCGCTGAAATTGATGAAGTAAATGTAAAAAATGTAGGTGGAGTTCCTTATTATCTTGTTAAACCAAGGAAAGTTTTGACTAAAAAAGAGCAAGCTGAAGAACAGGCAGCATTAAAAGCTCCTGAAATGTCAAAAGAGCAAAATGCTATTTTAATTTCACAAATAGGAAAACTTGAAGCTGACAAAACATATTTCAAAGCATTGGAATCAAGGGATTCAAGAGATATTATTTTAACTTCATTATCAAAAGAAGATGGTTTTTCAGACATTGCTGCAATTAACGCATTTCAAAGATTGATTGATCCCGGCGTTGCTGTCAGGGAAGGTGATGTTGCGCTTATTCAATCTGCATCTGCACTTTTTGATAAATACAATCCTAAATTTATTGGTAAAAAATTCCAATCTGGTGATAAATTGCCTCCAGAAGATCGAGAAAAAATGCGTTCTCTTACAAAAGAACTTGCAAGAATGCAAATGGAAAAGGCAAATAAAGGCCCGATTCAAAAATATAGGTCATTAACACAAAAAACAGGCATTGATCCAGATTTGTTGGCAGTTCCATTTGATCTTGAAGAAACAAAAGAACAAACACCGCAAGACCAAATTTCAACGCTTTCAATGGAGCTTGAACAAGTTCCAGTAGATCAAAGAAACTCTCCAGACTTCCTTGCAAAGCGCAAAGTATTATTTGATCTTGTTAAACAACAAGAAGAGTTGAAAAAGAAATCACAACCAAAACCAACTCCAACTCCTACTCAAGTTCCACAACCAACATTTCAACCAGCGGTTCCTCGCCAGCCAGTAACAGAATACGGAGAAACAATAGAATCGATGTTTGGAAATAGATAAAATGGCAAGCATTCTTGACGAAATCAAGGCAGAAGTCGAAGCGGAACTATCTCAACAACCTCAAGAAGAAAAACCAGTAAGCGTTCTTGAAGATGTTAAGCAGGAGGTTTCGGCAGAACCACAACAAGCTCCAGTTGAAGAACCGCAAGGTGATTTTTTTGAGTCTGCCGAAAGGTGGTTAGAACCTGCTCCAACGCAAAAATCCAGCGGAGATATTTTCCTTGGACTTATTTCCAATAAACGCGCAAACGAGCTTGACGATGAAGAAAAAGGTTTGTTCAACGCATTAAGCGACGAGGAGCAATACAAGGTAGCTCAAGCTCGCAAAGACATTCCGCTGGATGACGCTCAAGCGAGGCGCATTTTTGAGGTTGAAAAGTCAAAGATGCCATCAGTTCCGACATCTTGGGAAGATTGGTATAATCTTGGTGGTGATGCTTGGGATGTTGTTAAGAATGTTTCCAAGATTCCAATTAAAGTTGGACTTGGTGCAGCGGAATTTGGTCGAGATGTTGTTAAAGCAACGGATATGACTGTTAGTGACGAAGAGGCTGCTAACAACATCAAAAAAGCACAAGGTTCATTTTACTCGTTCATGGCTCCAGCAATGGAACTTCCAGAAGATGTTCTTTGGGCGGCAACAAAAGCAAAAGAAGGCGGATTAGGATGGGCGGATGCTGCTGGAGAAAAACTTGGTTTGGTTACTCCAGAAGACCGATTTGAGCGTTGGAAAACAAGAAGGTTGGTAACTCAAGCTCAAGCAGAATATTTCCGCGAACATCCAACAATTTACGGCAGGTTGCTTGATAGTCCTCTTGCAAAAGATGCTCTTGCTGGAATTGCAAAATGGGAGATGGAATCTCCAGAGGAATTGGCAAAGCGAACGAACATTTCTGTTGAAGAAGCAAAAGCTCAACAAGACGCGATGGCGCGTGAGCAAATTGACAATTTGACTTCTCAAATGGAATCAGAATTGCCAGAAGAAAAAGCTCGCGTAAGAATTGTTGGCGAGTTTTTGCTTCCCGGAGAGGTTGGCATGGGAACAATGGGGGCTGTTAGCATCGCAGCAAAAAGCGCAAGAAACATCGCGCAAGGATTGAAATACATTGGCAAATCCGCTGATGAAATTAATGAAATCAACAAGGCAGCACAAGCATTACGAAAATCTCAATTTGCAGAAATGCTTAAAAAACGCACAGAGCGAGCAGAAGCGGTTGCTCAAGGTGCAGGCAAGATTGAAAAAGCGATTGAGGGATGGAAACCTGCCGCAGAAAAAGTAAATAAAGTTCTTGGTAACATTACCGCTCCTGTTCTTGGTGGTGTTGCTGGCTATAGCGTTTCCGAAGAATCGCCAATGACTGGTATTTTGAGTGGAGTTCTTGGTGGGGTTGCCGCAAGAGGCGTATTGAAGGGAACGAAGGTTGGTCTTGAAATTCCAACATTTGTTCGTGAGGTTGCAGAAGCTCGCAAGGTTGCACCTCTTGGCAAGACATTTGAGACACTCGGCAAATCCGCTGAAGGATCGGCATTGAAGGCTAAAATTCTTTCCCGTGGAGGAAAGACGATTGATAATATTCTTTCAAACTCTGTTGAGTATGCGAAGTCTGGAATCCACGGAACTACGCTTGCTCTTGCTACTGGAGCATTAGAGTCCGCTGATCCAGAGGAGATGAAGCAGATGCTTGCTGATGGTCTTGCAATCACTCTTGGTGGACGCGCATTGCAGCATATCAAGGGCAAGATGATGGGCAATGACCCTATCATTGAACAACGCGAGCGTATTTCAGACGATTCTCGCATCCATCGCAGGTATCAAGAAGCTGATCCAGAAACCCAAGCAAACTTGGATCAAATTTCTGACTTTGATAATGCTATTTCTGCAAGAGAAACAAAGCTGAACGAAAGCGAATCTGACCTTGCGAACTTGATGGCATCTTACAAGGGTTCAGCGGAAGATGCCAAAAAAATTAAACTTGCTCAATCGGAAGTAGAAAAAAACAAGATTGCACTTGATCAAGTTAAACGCGCCAATGTGCAAACGCGCAATGAATTTGGCAGGGAGTTTTTGAAGACATACGCAAACCTTCAAGACATCACCAATGGTGTTATGAAGAGTGGTCAGAACAATGTTGGGTTCAATGTTCTTTCAACTGATCAAATCTATCAAAAGTTGCGTAATGATCCAGCGAACAGCAATGTTCCAGACGCTGACCTTGTTCAAATGGCAAGCCAAGCTGGATTTTACTCAAATCCCGCACAACAAGGGCTTGCATTTGACCGCAGAAAACCATCCATTGTTATCAATGCAGACTCCATTCGTGAGCGCATCAAGTTGTTTGGTGAATCACCAACCGAAGCATTGGTTCACGAAACATCGCACTTCATGGATGTTGTGCCAGAGTTCCAAGAAGCACTTGCTCCAGTGCGTTCGATGCTTTTCCAAAACGAAATCCGCGATGCCGCTGGAAACATCAAGGCGACAACTTCTGGTATTTTCTCAAAGGCAAAACTCGTTGAACTTTTCAACGATGGATACCTTCGCCATTTAGACCCGCAAGGAAGAGAAGCATTTTCCAAGCTGAACAAACTTTGGGATGAATCCCGTGGTCAGTTGGATGAAAACAAGGTTGCCAACTACATGAAGAGTGAAGTCATGGCAGACTTGCTTGGCGAAGTATCCAGCAGGCATCTTGCAAATGATTTGGATTCCGCAACGCTTGCCATGTGGGATCGCGCAAGGATCAAAGCAAAGAAAAACTTGCTGGATCGTGCAATCAATCGTTTTTACGGACTTGGAGGACGAGGTGACATTGTTACTGCTGCCAATACACGCGCAGAATTCCCCCCAGAAGCGATGGCGGCAGCAAGAGATGCAATGCGCCAGATCGTTTCTTTAAATGGCGAAATTTCGCCTCCAGCGCAAGAAGCTGATATGCCTGCTATCAGCAAGGCGCAGATGATGAAAAACTCTGCGCTGATCGAGCGTTTCGGAAAAGATTCTCCGCTATTCAAAACAGAATTTAAAGTCAAGGTATTCGACAAGGACGGCAATCAGATTGGCGAGTCAATGCCAGTGACAACGCCAAATCCACGGGAAGGAACATTCCAAAGCACAGATGTTGGAATGAAGAAACTTTCTGGATATGGCGACATTCCAGCGGAAGCGCAAGGACTGCAAGTTCCCGAAGGTGGAACTCTTGTTGTCTCGCGTGATTTGGTCATGCAGCCAGATGGGGTAACTCCTGTCATGTATGAGCCAAAGGACGCAAAGAAAATTGATGCAGACCGCAAAAAGCTGATTACAGAGGCACTCGATACAGACGATTACGGAACACCTAATCGTTTTGAGCCTGTTGAAGAAGGATCGGAAACATACCGAGGCACATTCACTCCGCTTCAGATTCAAGCTATCAAGGATATGCCAGAAAGTCTTGTTCCAAAAACTCTCAAGGAGCATATGCTTAAAATTAACGATGCCATCGTTCGTGGAGATGGAACAAGGTTCATCGTGGATTATGCAGCGGTAATGAATGACAAGGGCAAGTATCAAGCATTCTCGCCAAAGATGTATGACCTTGTGCCAATCGGAATGCACTTGTCGAGCAAAGGAAATTTCCTTGTAACTACAATTTCCGTTGGACGCATATTTGATAAAATGCGCTTGTGGAATGAGCGTATGCCGGGTCGCTTGCGTTTCTGGGATAATAACCTTGAGCGCACATTTGATGATTTTGTTAAGTATCTTAAAAACTGGGAAGCTGGAAAACCCGGCAAAACAGACCTTGATGCTGATCCGAAAATAGCAGAAGCAAAAGCAGTAATTTTCAACGATCTTCTTAATCTTTACGACAAGGCAACGGAATACACTAATCTCGAAAGGACAAAAATTCCTCGTCGCAAAGGTGATCCTCGCGGCAAAGACCCTAACCGCACGATCATGTCAATTCGCGTTGACCACATTGCTGAATTGATTCCAAACGAGAACGCAACAAAACTTCCAGTCAATTACGGATTTGCTAAAATCAACTTCATGCCAGAGCGCATGGAAGGTGAAGTTCCAGCGCAGGAAATACGACAAATTGATGAAAATATAAGATTTGCAAATCCTGCATTGGAAAAAGACGCAGTTGAAGCATTAAGTTCAAACAAACGTCAGTATTTTGGAGCGCATCGAGATTTAGACGATGGTTATCCTGTTGGAATAAGAATTGATATTCCTGCATTTACATCAAAAGGAGTATATGTAGTAACTGTCCACGAAAAGAAAAAAGGTGGAGAAAGAGGACAAGTTGGAGAAAGAATCGGATATGACACAATTGCAAAAGTAGATAATCCTGTTTTCTTCTCTAATGAAGTTGGTGCTAAAAAAATAAAATCTGGAGAAGCCAATAAATTCCCAGTTGCAACAGTTGAAGGTCAATTTAACTCTTCAAGAGAAATTCCAGAAGACATCAATGAATGGACACCTGTTGGATATAATCCACGGGAGCATTCTTACTTCTACGACAAACGCAACGATGAACCAGTGCTATCTGGAGATGAAGCAATATCTGTTGGCAATACTGTTTTTGTTAAAAATCCTGTGTATGGAGACAAGGCTAATTTTGCATTCATGCCAGAGCGTCCAGCAGAGCAAGAACCTACTATCGGAGAAAAAACTGAAATTTCTCCAAAGATAGGTGGTGAAGTTGAAACACAAAGCATAGAAAATATTCAAAAATTGCTTGCTGAAGCAAATGCAAGAAAGAAGTCAGCTTTGGATGCCTTTAATACAAAGGCAAACGAAGAATCGTTTGACTCTCCAGAAGCAACAAAACTTTATGAAGAGTATGACGCAATAAGAAAAGAAGTCCGCGATTTAGAATTCCAAGTTAGAAATCCCGGAGCAAAAAAGTTAAGTTTAGATGAAAGAGACAGATATTTAAGCGATCTTGAATCACTAAATGAAGGTATTCCAACGCAAATAGAGCAAGGATTGTTTGGCCCAAGGGATACAGGCAGACGATGGAAAAAAGGAAAAAAGATTGCTGATTCAGATGCTCTTGGTGACAAATTTGAAGCTGAACTTACTGGTGGCGTTTTGTTTCGTGGAGTAACAAAAGAAGATTGGGAAAGAATCCAAAACCAAGGATACATTGATACAGATGGGCGCGGTGTAATTTCTCCAGAAGAAGAAATCAATCTCGCTACGAGCGTAGTAACGGCAGAAACATATATTCCGCACGGAAAACAAGGCGTTGTTCTTGCAATAGACCCAGCGGGACTTGATCTATTTATGATTGGCGCAGATGACTATTTAAGGGCATCTGGGCGCATTCCAATTGATAATGTTGTGAAAGTTTCTGGGCCTATCGGAAAAGATAGCGAAACAGGAACTCCATTTATACCATCTGAAACTTTTACCGAGATGAAACCTACTATCTCGGAAAAACAGCAAAGTTCTCAGATGATAGGTGCTGACACAATTAAACCCATTGATCTTCAAACAAGTGCAAAACCAGAAGCTGACGCAGTAATCAAGCCATTCTCGAACGCTTTAGTGTCATCCGCTGGACTCATCAACTTCCTTCCTGCTTATCACGGCACTCCATTTGATGTGGACAAGTTCAAGTTGGCAAATATCGGAACTGGTGAAGGAGCGCAGGCGTATGGATGGGGGCTTTACTTTGCACAGGCAAGAAAAGTTGGAGAGCAATATCGAGATGAGTTGTCTGGATATGATGAATTAACAATTTTTACTGATAAAGGTAAAAAGAAAGGTCAACAATTGGACGACCTTGACTTGGAAGCTGCTAAATATCTTGAATCTGGCGCAAGAGCAGCAGGACAATTTAAACACAATACTGTTTACTACGCAAAACAAGCCGCTGAACGAAATGGCAAACAAGATGTTGTTGCACGAATTGATGAATATGGAAGAGATGCAAAAGTAACTTACGAAAAAAATCTTGGCAACCTCTACAAAGTCGATCTTGATGTAAAAGACGAAGACTTGCTGGATTGGGACAAGCCATTGAGTGAGCAACCAGAAAGCGTTCGTGATGCAATTACTGCACTTATCAAAGAGCGCACTCCAAAAGAAATTGCTGATGCACAGTTGAATAAATTAAAAACAAAAGGTGGATCGCTCTACGCTTTGATTTCAGATAGCTTTGGAGAAAGCGCACAAGGAACTCCAGAGAAGCGAGCATCTGAAGCGTTGCTTGCGGCAGGAATTCCCGGCATACGCTACCTTGATGGAACATCGCGCAAGCAAGGCGAAGGCACTTACAATTATGTCGTATTCGACGAGAATCTTATCACAATTCTTGACAAGAACGATAAACCTGTTGCTGGTGAGTTGCCGACGAAGCAACCATTGAGTGGAATTCAGTTTATGCCGCAGCGTCCATCTGGAGAAATCCCGAACGCAAAAGAAATTCTTAAAAAACCTCTCGAAAATCTTCCGTTGCGAGATGCAAGCACTTGGACTGAAATACAAAAAGCACCAGTTATTACTCTTAAAGACCTTATTGGCAAAAAAGTATTCCCAACATTTGCTGACATAACATCTGCTGGTAGAGTGTTTAAAGGGATTGATTCAAGTGAACTTTTAATACCAATTGAAACTCATGGTGGGCCAGAGTGGCCTTTAATCCAAGCAGAAAAAGTTGGAGAAGAAACCAATGTTTGGTCAAATCAAGGTGCTGGCGTAACAACAACAAAAGCAAAACGAGCGGATGAAGGAGCGATAATGCTTGTGACGCTTATGGACAAAAATGCCCATATGTCAAATACTGAAGTTGCAAATGCAATTATTGGAACAAATTTGGCATATGTAAGAGATAAAAGAATTTCTGCAAAAAATTTAAAACTTTTAAATAAAAAAATTAAATCAGAAGAAGTATTTGATGACTTTGTAGGAATTGATTCTCCTGATATTAATGATTATGTTTCAAAACTTCCATTCCAAGGAGATAAAAGCAGGGCAAGACTTTCTACAATTCTTTCATCAAAAGAGGCAGAAGAACTTGGGGCGGCAAATGTTCAACGCATCCTTGATGAGATGCGTAGCCCAGAATTTGAAGGCAGCAGAATTGGAGATTCTGTAATTGCTCTGCAATTGTCAAAAGGCGCACCAGTTGTCAAATTATCGGATTCTGGCGGAATGACTCATCCTTCATATCAATATGCAGTTAGAGGAAAAGTAATTGGTAGATTTGCTCGTCCTATAAATGCTGAAATGATTTATGATGATTTTATTGCACAAAGGAGAGCAGAAGGTAAACCGCAAAAGGGAGATCGAAGGGCAATTGACCTTGCAAAACCAGTTCAAGTTATAACAGAAGAAATTGCAAATCGCATACCGCAAACTCCATACAAATATTTAAGATCAGCGCAACACGCTAAATTGTTAAAATATGCTATTGAAAATCAATGGAAAGATTCAACTGTTGCAAAAAACAATGGAGGAATTTCTCCAGCAGAATTCATTGATACTTTAAATTCAAGCGAAGCAAAAGTTGCTCTTAATGAATATACTTTGGATTCCATAAAGAAAGAAATCAAAGATGGTAAACTAAAATTGTATCAACTTGGCGACTCTAAAGTGTTTTTTGGAACAAAGAATACTGACCCTGCAAGCGATTATGGATTAGACCCAAAAAACTATGGGTTTGGCGAAAATGAAAAAACGCTAACCTTGGTATTGAATGCAGAGCGTGGAACCGCTGGAATGGGAGATGCCATTATGATGAAAGCGTTGTCAGAAGGCGTAACTGCTCTTGATTGTTTTGCGATTAAAAACACAAGATACCCTGATGGTATGTTGCCATCATTATACAAGCGATTCGGGTTTGAGGTTGTTGGAGAAATCCCATTTGACCCGCAATATTACACTCCTCAAAAATTGGCAGATATAAAATTGTTTTGGAAAAATAATGGTTGGGACGAATCTACTGGACTTCCTTCTGTTGTTATGATGAAGTGGAAAGGAAATGAAAATGACCGAACAAAAACCTTACGAGATATTGCTGGAAAAAATCCGACAAGTTTTCGGGAACGAATTGAAGACCCTGTCAGAGACGCAGAAGGATATTCTGAACGGACTGATATTGGACAGGGTAGAAGCCCACAAGGGAGATTACAGCAAGGTGACTCTGGACGAACTGGAGGGAGTCAGGGAGATGCTCTACAAGGAATTCAGCTTGGCCGAGGCACAATAAATGCAGTCCAAGAATTGTTTGGAATGAATGATGCTGAACTCAAAAATTTGGGGATTAATCCTTCTCAAATTCAAACAATCAAAGAAGTCATAGGATACACTGCTGAGGAAAAGAAAGACTAACACTATGCCACTACGAAAATGCGCCTCGCAAAATTGCTTCACTCGCAATTTGAAAACTGAAATCAAATCTGGCAAGCCCGTTAAACAGGCTCTTGCCATCGCATACAGCGTCCAACGCAAGGCGAAAGCTAAAAAGAAAAAGTAACGGATTGTTTTTCAATTTTACCAGATGACAATTCACACTTGGACAATTTTGGTGATTGCTACGGCATCGTTTATTGCTGGTGGATTCTGCATTGCCGCTGCTTGCTGGTGGGACGATAAATGATCACGCTTAAAAACATTGATCCAGTTGCCATGCGGTATGCGACAACTGGCGATTGGGAATGGTTGCCTAATAGTCACCTCAAATGCTCTGTGGCCGATTACGGCAACGAGGATGGCGCATTCTTGGTCAACCTGCATGAACTGGTAGAAGCATGGCTATGCAACAAGGCTGGAATCCGCGAGGATGAGGTCAGCAAGTTTGATGTCACAAATTGTGACCTTAAAGAACCCGGCGACTCTCCAGAGGCTCCGTATTACCACCAGCACCTCGCTGCAACGCAGATCGAGCGCATTGCTTGTCAAGCGGCAGGAATCGACTGGGAGGAGCATAACAACTGGGTGCAGCGAGCAGGCGACGAAGTTGAGCGCAAGCAAGGCGACGAAGTGCCAGCAATCCTTCTCAATGGGCCGAGGTTCTGGGCAGAGTTGCATTTGCTTGGATTGCGCCACAGGTCAGGCAAAAACATGACTGGTTGGCTTAACGATTGGCGCGATTCTATTCCGTTCAATGGATGCCCATGCAAGGAGCATCTTGACGAGTGGATGAGCGAAAATCCTCCAGACTGGAACCGCTTTTTTGAGTGGGGTATTGACTTGCACAACGCAGTAAATATGCGGATTGGCAAGCCAACGATGGATGTTGAGAACGCGAAAGAATTGTGGATGCAACGACACTTCTAAAATAATTCTTGCCATGAGGAAATAACTGCATAGGATTCGCGGCTCATATGAACATTATCGATACATTCATCAATACACCGATCCTCGTTACGCTCCAGCATTGCTGGCAGGCATTCTTGTGCCTATCTCCAGTTGCGTTGCTCGCAGGACTAACATTTCTCCTTACTCAAAATGACTAAACATCGTGGTCAAAAACTAAAGATGCTTTCAGCCAAGGGTGCTGGAGACTCATCTGGCATGGAGGAAAAAGCAGATGCTTGGCTAATCAAGCTATCTGGAGAGGTCAGCAGGGCTTGCGATAAGTTCTGGACAAATACCGAGGAAAGACGCAGTATCGACGCTCAATATCGCAGAAACAATCCATTTATAAACGAATAAAAACATGGCAAAAATAAATAATCACCCTGCATTTCCCGTGCAGGCATACGCAGGCGATCAACACACACCTAAAGTTAGACCAAACTCTGGCATGGGAATGCGAGACTGGTTCGCTGGACGCGCACTGGAAGGAATACTGGCAAATCCAGACGAGGAGGCTATGGAGGCTCCAGCGGAGGAAGTGGCTCAACTTGCATACAAGTTTGCAGACGCAATGCTGGAAGAGCGGGAAAAATAATTTATGTCAACATCAGCAACCATCAAATTTGGAGGGCCAATGATTATTTCAAATGGTCAATCAAAGAAGAAGCTATCGAACATGAATGTTTCGGTAGCCAAACCAAACAAGAAAACAAGCAAACTAAAATCAATAAAAAAATGAGCGAGCAAACAGAACCAACAGCAGAAGGATTCAGCGAGGATCAAGTCAAGGCAATCGAACACGTGTTGAAGGACATTGACATTGACGCAGTGTCAAAAGACGAAGTGTTCATCGATGTCATCAATCGTCTCAAGCGTTTCAATTTCGAGATGACAGTTGCTCTGTATCTTCTCGAAAAGAAAACCATCTCGGACATGGCAAATGCTGCCGCAGAAACGCCAGCGGAAGGCGACGAGAAGCCAGAATAAGTTTAGACGTTTGGCGACGAAAATTAGTTGGAGTGCGTGAGTCCAATCCTCGCGCACTCACTTTTAAAAAACCATGAGCATTATATCCGATCACGCATCTGACACAAAAGACTTGTCCCACAAATGCCCATCGTGCGGCGTTGAGTGGGTTGATCACCGAGGCCCGACATCGCTCTGTGAGCGTCTGCAAGAGTGCAAGCGAGTCATTGCTGACTTGCTGCATTATGTAGAGCAACCAGACTACACACGCGACATAGGCGAAATGGAATGTTACTTCGACACCATAGAAGACGCTGAAATCATCTTGGAGGAGTTCTAATGGACACCATCAAAAATTCGGAGTGGAGCAGGAACGGCAAGGGCGATGATGAACGCCCTATGGATCGCAAAAAGTTTCGTGCAAACTTTGACGAAATCGATTGGTCTGCTCATCGCAAAAAGAAGTCTGAAGACATCGTTCCATACGAAGACGACCGCAGAGCTTGATTTGATCAGCGTTTGCGAGCGTCAATATTTTTTTATAAATATTTTTTTACGCTGAAAAAAATTGTTGCGTAGTGTTTATGCGGTTCTGCGAGCATCGATGTCCGCAGATGTAGATTTCATGCGGTTCTGCGAGCATGAAAAAAAGTTGAAAAAAAATATTTACATCGAAATGCCGTGCTGTAGTTTTGATTTCAAGCAGACGGCACAACGCCAGACGCGAAACCAATAAATACATACCATGAACTTCATTAATCCATTTACAGAAAAACCAGAAACAATCGAAGAACGCATCGCTCGTTATCAAGATTCAGAAAAATGCCTTCGACTTCGCGCTTCACTTGTTTGGGGTGGTTTCAAAGCAAACCTCACAAAAAAAGCAAACGAAAAGGCAGTTCAAATTGCGCGTCTTAAAGAAATTCAAATTGCCGCTTAACCAATCTGTTCTCCCCAGAACAACCAACATCAACCATACATACATACAATGAATCCACTACTCACCGAAATCCACGATCTGTTCGCATTCCAGCTTAAACAAGCGCAGCGGCATGATCTCGACGAAATCCGCATCACAGTTCCTCGTGCAAAATCGTTCTGCAATGCCATCCGTATTGCCAAGCACCATGAGCGAGTCAGCAAAGAATCGCATCCAGCGAGAATCTTCCACAACTGGGCAACAATTCAAATGAGCGCAAAATGAGTGCCGAATTTGCAGTAACTTTATTCTTGATCTGTATCGGTAGCTGCTATGCTTGCTTCCGATTGGGGCAAGAAAATGTCATTCATCAATTCCGCGATTACTGCGGCAAACAAGACCAAAACAAAACAACAAAAAAATAAATACATATGAGTAACGCAATCGTAGTTCACAATCAGTCCGTATCGGACATCGAAACAATGGCAAAAGCCATTACCAAATCCGGCTTGTTCGGGATCAAATCTCCAGACCAAGCAGTCGCACTCATGCTCGTCGCTCAATCCGAAGGACGGCATCCAGCCAGCGTAGCAAGCGAGTTCGACATTATTCAAGGTCGTCCTGCACTCAAGTCACAAGCTGCACTCGCTCGCTTTCAAGCAGCAGGCGGCAAGATTCAGTGGACAAGCCGAGGGCCGAGCAAATGCTCTGCAAAGTTCTCTCACGCTCAAGGTGGCGAGCTTGAGATCACTTGGACAATGGAACGCGCCAATGCTGCCGGACTTACTGGCAAGGCAACATGGCGGCAGTATCCAGACCAAATGCTTTCTGCTCGCGTTGTTGCTGAAGGTGTCCGCGCAGTATTTCCTGCCTGCCTCAATGGAGTCTACCTTGCTGAAGAGGTGCAGGATTTCGATACCAAGCCCGTTAGGACATCAGCACCGAGCGTCATAAAAGAAGCAACTCCAATTGCCGTTGAAGTAGTCCAGATTGAAGACGCTCCAGAAATCCCGTGGGACTCTGGAAACTGGTATGACGGCATCAAGGCACAGATTGGCCCTGTAGCAGATGCTGCAACTCGCTTCCTTGCTGCCAAGGGACAACTCACGGAAGGTCAATCATGGACTGACCTCGGCGAAGGCGCATATCGCCAACGCATCCTTGAGGCAACTGATAAATTTATTTTAGCACTTGAGGCATTCAAATGATCCGTCACTCATCGCTACCAAAGTTAGAACAGTGCGCCTGCTATGAATCCGCTGGAGGCGACTCTCCAGCGGCAGCAAGAGGCACTCGGATGGACGAGGCATTCCGCTTTGCATTGTCTGGAGACGCAAGCAAACTTGACGCTCTGGAGCATGACGAAAAGATGGCAGTCGATTGGGCAGTCAACCAAGTGCGTTTAATTGCTGGCGGTGAAACTATCATCTCAGACGAATCTGCGCTCAAAGTTCAAACACCGGGGCTTGAGCATATCGGCACGGAGGATTCCCGCATTCCATCAAAATGCACAAGCCTTGACCTGAAGTCAGGAATTCGGAGGGATTATTATTCGCAGATAGCGGCATACGCATATGGCAACATGGAACGCGACTTTGCTCCGGGGTGGACTTGTCACCTGTTGTTCTGCGACCAGAAACAAATAGTCACGCACCACTTCACTTACGAGCAAGCGAAAATGGTTGTTGAAAACATTCTGGAGGCAGTTGCCGATCCAGAGAAAAAACCAACTCCTTGCGAGTATTGTAACTGGTGTAAAAATAAAGAAGAGTGCCTTCCACTTGGCAAGGCGGCATCCGATACACTTGAGATTGTTGATAGCGATTTAAACGCCAACCTCGCGCAACTGAAGAAGTATCTGGCAGACTCGCCAGAAACGCTCGCGGCATTTATTACAAAGGCAGCAATCTTTAATGATGAGTTGGTAGATTGGGCAAGGGAACTGGCAAAGGAAAAACTTTTCGATGGCGAGGAAATCCCCGGTTACAAGTTACAGAAAGTCAAAGGAACGGATTACATCGATCCAACGCAGGTTGCTAAAGCATTGTCAACATCTGGAGCGACAATGCAAGAAGTTGTTAAGTTCCTCGGAGATAAAGTAAAAGCATTAGATATGCGAGATTTTCTTGATAATCGTCAATGCGATTTTCAATTTGATGTTATTCAAGGAAAGGGATATACTAAATTAACTACAGACAGAAAAAAGAAGTAAAACAAATAAATAAATACATAAATACATGAATATCAGACAACGAAACAAATGGCTTGATGGTTTTAATCTCCGCATTAAAACTCAAGATGAATGGATCGAAGACATTATGAAAGTTCCAGCATATGCTCGCGCATTGGTTGCTCGCATTATCTGGTGGGATTATGCCAGTGAGCGGCTATCAAAAGATAAGTGGGAGCAGTTTGACCAGTTCCTCGTTCCTCCATACGACGAAGTCTCACCTCGCGCATTGATCAACGGATTGATAATTTGCGGATACACTAAAGACCGCGCAAACACTCGCGTAAGGAGGGCAGCATGATGGGCGGTTACAATCTCAAGGAAGCTGGATGCGCCAAGGTCATTGACAACACTCCAGAGGATTGGAAGGAAGCAACACTTGCGATTATAAAAGCAATGGCATCCAGCGGTATGAAATTTCATGCTGAAGATGTCCGCAAGCTCGCTGGTGATCCGCCTAATCATCCAAACGCTTTTGGCGCGATGTTCAATGCAGCGGTTAAAATGAAACTGATCGTCCGTGTTGGTGATATTATGGCTACACGCGACAACGCTCACGCTCGGAGAATATCGCTTTACAAAGGCGCACGATACGCTTAATGTAGTGCTGCCTCGTTTGAGGCCGATGTTTGATACCATCGAAAAACACTAAAACAAATTTGGCCTGCCTCATGCCCATGGGTTTCCTTGTGGGAGTATCACTTGAGGCGGGCCTTTCTTTTAGATTATGAAAATTAAACGACCAGCATTCCAGTTCTACCCCGCAGACTATTTAGGTTCGCAGAGGGTGGCATTGATGACACTTGAAGAAGAAGGCGCATACTTGAGATTGCTTTGCTATTGTTGGCAGCATGGAAGCATACCTTCCAATCCAGAACAAATCGCACGATTGATCGGTAAGTGTGCTTCAACCACCCTTGCAACCAATGTTGCAACCATGTTCCAACCACACCCAGAAAATGGTTCGTTGTTGGTTCACGAAAGACTCCAACAGGAAATCGTCAAGCAAAATGAATGGGCAAGGAAAAGTGCTGAAGGTGGTAAAAAGTCTGCTGAAATGAGGAAGAATCTCAAGGGTGGTTCAACCACACTTGCAAGGGTGGTTGAAGAATGCTTGCCAAATGGTATCAACCAAAACGCAACACTTCTTCTTCAGTCTTCTTCTTCTTCTACATCTTCTACTACTACAGAAAAGAAAACTACTACAGCAATCCAACCATTCACAGTCGATGATCAGGTCTGGAATGACTTCCTCGCAGTTCGCAAAGCTAAACGCGCACCGCTGACAGAAACAGCACTTGCCATGATCGAAAAAGAATCTGAACTTGCAGGCTTGACACTCAATGACGCTCTGACAGAATGCGTCACCCGTGGATGGCAATCATTCAAAGCTGACTGGATCAAACCAAAGCAGCAACAAGTTGAGATGACATACTCACGGGCTTGCTAAAAATGAAAAAGCACTTAGATTTGTTTTCTGGCATTGGTGGATTTGCATTAGGGTTAGATCGCGTTTGTGAATTTCAACACACATTTGTTGAATATGAGCCGCATCTAAAAAGGGTGCTGAATAAAAATTTTCCGTCATCGAAAGTTTATGGAGACATAACAGAATTTACACCTGACTTTCAGCCTTGGGTAATAACTGGTGGATTTCCATGTCAGGACATATCCAGAGCAAATACAAACAAAAACAAAGGAGGAATAAATGGAAACAGAAGCGGATTATGGAAACACTACCTTAGAATTATTCGGGAATCTTCACCTAAATACGTCATCATCGAAAATGTGTATGATCTCTTGTCAAACGGGCTTGGAATCGTTGTGCAAGACTTGGCCGAAAGCGGGTATGATTCGACTTGGACGATCATCGACTCTAAATTCTGCGGAGTTCCACAAAGAAGACGTAGAGTTTACATACTGGGATTCCGTGATGGAATCACCAGAGGAACCGATCCACTCAACAATACAAAGCGTTCTTCTTACGAATTACGATCCAAAGTTAAAGATATCGAAAAAATCAGCAATTGGTATTTTGAGGAGAGCATGGGAACGGAACATCCCATTGCCTACTTTACTCGCCAACGCTCTGATGAATATGCTGAGTGCGGATTGTCTGGAACTATTGCAAAAAGAGATTACAAAAGTTTCACAGACATTGTGTTGCACGGAGATGGAAAGTTGCGACGAGTTGGGGTTGTGGAAAGATTAAGGTTACAAGGAATTCCAGATAATTGGTTGGATGACTGCAATCTTTCAGAAGTTCAAAAATATCAAGCAAATGGAATGACAGTTCCAGCAGTTTCTTGGGTGGCAAAACAACTTATTTCTTATGATGAAAGACTGGACATTCAAAAATAATTGGATAGCAGAAAACTTTGACAACCATGTGCGTGAGCAGTTGCCTTGGTATGATTTAGCGACAAGTGCTGTGGTTTCCATAACAAGGAACTATCTTTCCAATAATGGAATAATCTACGATATTGGAGCAAGCACTGGAAACATAGGAAGGTCTGCTAAATCTTTGATAGAACAAAGAAACGCAAATCTAATATCTATAGAGGAAAGCGAAGAAATGGCACAAAAGTATAATGGTGGAGGAACGCTTGAAATTTCAGATGCCGTGGATTTTGAATATCAAGAATTTTCCGTGGCAGTTTGCTTTCTTTCTTTAATGTTTATGTCAAAAAAAAGAAGGTCAAAACTTCTGCAAAAATTAATGGCATCCACAGAATATGGAGGATGTATTATTTTAGTAGAAAAATTTGAATCAGTTCACGGATACGCATCAACAATATTCCGAAGAATGACATCAGAATGGAAATTGAAATGCGGAGCATCTCCATCTGATATTTTGGATAAAGAACTTTCATTAAGCGGAGTTCAGCGTCCACTTGATCAATCCGAGGTTGATGGAGGAATTGAATTCTTCCGAATCGGAGAATTCGCAGGATACATAATTGAAAAACACAATACATGAAATCACTACCTATCGCTATTACCGCAGAGAAGGCGGCACTATCACTAATCGCAATCGATCCAGAGGTTCTACCGCACCTCGCATGGAACGCTGATCTTTTCGCTCTGGAACAGCACAAACTGATCTTCAAGGCACTCGAAAGGGTTTACCAGCGGACAGGCAGCACAAACGCATTGGGAGCTATCTCTGACCTTGAAACCACTGGAAAGCTAAATGCCGCTGGAGGAAAGGAAGGAGTCATCGAAGTTCTCAAGACAATCTTACTCGCTCCGGGAGCTATGTGCGTCGAGACGGCAGCGGACTACCGCTCGCAACTTCTCAAGGCAAAAGGATACCGAGATGCCATCAAGACATGGGAGGAAGCGCATGACGATGTTTGCGCGATGCGTGCAGACCTGCCAGCAATCGCTGATGCACTGGCTAATGCCATCCAACCAGAAACCAACTCAAAGAGCGTGAAGGAGCATTTAAGCGATTTCCTTGACGATCTGGAGAACAAGTCACCGCTCGAAAACTTCGCCACTGGAATTCCGAAGGTTGACAAATACCTCGGAGGTGGAATGCGCCGAGGTGAGATGCTCGTTATCGGAGCGCAGACCAGCGGAGGAAAGTCAATCCTGCTTTACCAAGCTGCACTCAACGCGCTGCTGGAGGGAAAATCGGTAACGATATTCAGCCTCGAAATGCCAGCGAAATCTATCCTGCAACGAATGGCGTGTAATCTGATCGGCAAGACAATCGTGCCAATGCGAGAGATTGATGCAGTCAGTGACTGGAAGACAGTTGCCAGTGCGAAGGACATATCCAATGCAATCGGACAATTGATGCAAATGAACCTCACGATCCGCGATGATCTGTCAGAGGTCGGCGAGATAATCGCTGAAGCAAACAGGCTCGCGTCACTTGGCAAGGCAGATGTAATTGTGGTCGATTACCTACAAATTGTAACGATGCCGAACGCCGACAACAGGGAGCAGGCAGTGAGTGAACTATCACGCAGACTCAAGTTGACAGCACTCAAGGCAAACTCCGTGGTGCTGACAGCATCGCAACTCAACGACGATGGAGCGGTGCGGGAGTCACGCGCAATCGGGCATCATACAGACTTCCTGCTCATCATCTCGCATCCTGACGATAAAAAGAAAGAGACTTCTGGCTACCGCAAGACAGCACCAGCACAACCGACATCACGCATCCGCATAGACAAGAATCGCCGAGGTCAACGAGACGTGTTCGTCCCAGTCAAAATGCGCGGAGAAATTTCACGCTTTGAGGAGATACATGAATAAAGATCACGCATACGAGCATTGTCTCATGCTACTCGAAACAAGTATTGGAATCTGGGAAAACCGCATCCAGACTCGATTTGCGCTCGCAGAGAAAAACTACCAAGAGGCAAGAGAAATATATGAAAAAAATTTCAGCGAGTCTGCAAGCGGTTCAGCGGACATCGAAGACCGCAAACCAAGTATTGATGCGGTTGCCGAGTGGGATGCTTTTTTTGAAAATAATGTTGACCCGTTTTAGCAATGCTGTAGATTTGAACTCGTCAAACGACAATACATACATATGAACCAACCAAAATACATGGAGACACAGAGCGGCATCAAAGCTCACCTTAAACGCACTCGCAAGACACGGGTGCGTGAACTTTGCTCAAAGCACAATATTTCAAGCTATGCACAGGCAAGCTATCTTGATACCGCAGAACTATGCGCTCGCATCAATGCAAAACTTGCTCAACGGAGTTAAGGTTTCACAACCAATAAAAACATTCGTTCACAATCAATAAATATATGACTCTCACAATGACACCACTGGCTGAAAGATTGATGGCAGAATTCCCGCAGGACTTCCAAGAAGGCGCGGATGCTCAAGACAGGATTGAACAAGGCATGGACGGAGGAAAACGCGCCAAGGCAATTTGGGCAATCGTGGAGCAAGGCACAGAAGACGCGCTATCACCAAAAGATTTTGCATTCTGGATCGGACAAGCAAATGGAACAATCTAAACCTAACCCCGGCAGCAAGGCGGCAATCGAAGCAGGTTGCACTTGTCCAGTCATGGATAACGAGTATGGCGCAGGCTACATGGGTATGGAAGGAGTTTACATTTACTCCGCTGGCTGCAAACTTCATAAGCCAGATAATAATTTAAACAAACAAGACAATGACAACTGAATACGCACAACAAAATGGATTTGTTCCGCTAACTAATGGCTATAAACTTCCACGAGAGAAGTGGATGATGGATAATGTTATTAATGACGCGCAACGAAACAATAAGGAGATTCTTGTTGTCTTCACAGACGAAGGCGCAGAACTCTGGCAGAAACCAAAAGCAAAACAAACACCAACAGAACAAGAATAAATATGGAATACGACAACACTAATCGCGGATCACTCTTTAAAAACGAACGCAAGGAACAGGATAGTCACGCCGATTACAACGGCAGCATCAACATCGAGGGTGTAGAATATTACCTCAACGCATGGATCAAGGAATCCAAAAAAGATGGCAAGAAGTTCTTCAGCCTATCAGTGAAGCCAAAGGCTAATCAAAACGCGCCACAGGGCAAATCTGCGCCAGCAAAGGCTAAATACGAAGGACGCAAGAAAGACGACGAAGGCGACGATATTCCGTTCTGATCAATCTTGAGATGCAATAACGTGGTATTGTGGCGGAGGAAAACCTTGGCGGGTCTACCTCTGGTTAAAGTTTACACCATTCCAGTAACCACATAAAACTGGGACTCTCATAAACAATAAATAAATATATGACAACTAAACAAGAACAACAAAAAGAAGAACTAATCGAACAACTTTCTAATTGCATGGCTAACGAATATGTTGATGCAATGAAGAAAATGTTCACTGAAATATTTTCTGATCAAAGAATTTTAGCAGCGGTTTGGGTAAGCGATCTGCTTGATGAAGGCGACCAATGCGCGATTGCGCGACAAGCTATGGAATTAGCAATTGAAAAAGCCTGCCAAGAAACCAGTTCAGTTTATGAAGATTTGATAGAAATATCTGACGTTTGGACTTGGGATGATGAATAATAAATGATTAGCCTGCAAGAAACATTATTTGATCTGACAGAGTATTCGTTGGAATGTGATGAAAAGAAAAGTAATCACAATTCAATGATAGGAACATTGTCTGAAATCATGTTCATGTCTGAAGCGGCATCTCATGGGTTTCATGTCTTCATGCCAATAGGTCACGCTCAAAAAGCTGACTGCATTATTTGGAAACCACAAGCAAAACCAATTACTATCCAAATTAAGAAAGCAGGCGCAAAATCTATAAATTCATGGCAAATTCCAACATCATCAAAAAAGTCATCTTGTTATGCCAATCCAAATGACAGAGGTTCTCTATATACAAATTACACCGAAGGAGATTTTGACATTCTTGCGGCACACATTACTGAACACAATTGTTGGGCGTTATACAGACTCAAAGACATATGCGGACAGACATCAATCCGTTGGACTGGATCGCCAAGGAATAATTTTGAACTGCTGAATCATATATGAACTGGACACAAGATCAACTCGCACAGAAAGGATATCAACTCAATGCAGATGGATCATATTCACCTAAACCTCAAAGGTTACTTAACACCTTCGCTCAACAAGCTCTTAAACAAACACTGGACGCACTACGCGAAAGAGAAGAAGCTCGCAGCAGACGCACTCGCATCCGCATTACAAGATATTCTTGCAGACCACTCGATTGCGACAACTACGCAGGAGGTTGTAAGCCAATTATTGACCAACTACGTTACGCTAAACTCATCCGCGACGACTCGCCAGAAGATATCGAAGTCGAGTTTAAACAGGTTAAAGTCAAAACTAAAACCCAAGAACGCACGGAAATCGAAATCAACGAGACTCGTTGAATGAGATAGCAACTTAACACAAGTGAGCTTTCGAGGAAACATCTTACAGCACCGCCTCGGTTTCCGAGATGATAACAACAACAAAAATCATGTCAAGACTTTTTTGACAACAACTTTCACCTGCATTATAAATAACTTATGAGCGAAGAAGTTACGAAAGAGAAGAATAAAGGTGGAAGACCATCAAAATATAGCCAAGAACTCGCAGATGAGATTTGTAGCAGGCTATCCAAAGGAGAAACACTGCGAAAAATGGTGCTGGATGATCATATGCCAGACGCTTCGCAGATATACAGGTGGCTTGATAGCAATGAAGAGTTTCGCAATCAATACGCACAGGCGCGTGTTCGTCAAGCCGACTATTACGCAGAGATGATCATCGACGAATCATTCGGAGCGCATGATGCTGCAATCGGCAGGTTACGCATGGACGCTCTGAAATGGGCATCCAGCAAGATCGCTCCCAAGAAGTATGGCGACAAGATCGAGCTTGAGTCTAACAGCAACCAGAATCTGACGCTATCGTTCAACATTCCTAATCGCGGGAATGAGCGTGAAATTATTGAACTTGAAGATGCTGAACGCTTAACGCTGGAACAGGGCGAGAAGTAGTCAATTATCTACTACACAGATTATATGAAGTTATCAACTGAAACCGCAGCGGAAACGCTTGCTGACAAACCATATACAATGGAAATTGAGGATGAGATTGATAGCCTAAAAACCACCATCAAGGCACTTCGTCGCAATGCTGCGGAGGATAATTGCTACATTGACGCTCTGGAGGAGGCTATCAAGGATGCAAGGATTGCTTTTTATGCTGGCGCATCAGCATCGGATGTGTATAACGCACTAACACGCACAGAGATCAAAACTAAATAACATGAGATTCCACATATTAGGATTACCGCACACAGTTACCAGCAAGGAGTTTAACGCCTGCGCTTACACGCAAAAGGTCGTGAAGTTCGGAAAAGCTATGACAGAGCGAGGCCATGAAGTGATCCACTACGGACATGAAGATTCCGACCTTATCTGCACGGAACACGTCTCTGTGCTGACCAACGATGACTTCAAGAAGTCCTACGGGACGCATGACTGGCGCAAGACGTTCTTCAAGTTCGACATGAATGACCATGCGTATCGGTCATTCTTCGCCAATGCCATCCGTGAAGTAGGCAAGCGCAAGCGCAAGCATGACTTTATCCTGCCGTTCTGGGGTTCTGGTGTCCGTCCAGTATGTGACGCTCATCCAGACCTTATCTGCGTTGAACCGGGCATTGGCTACGCAGGGGGTCACTGGGCGCGTTGGAAGGTATGGGAGAGCTATGCCATCTATCACGCTTATTGTGGCCTACAGAGCGTTGGATCGTGCCGACAAGACTGGTATGATGTCGTCATCCCGAATTACTTTGATGTCGATGATTTCGACTTCAATAGCGCGAAGGAGGATTACTTCCTCTACCTTGGCAGGGTCTACTCTGGTAAGGGGGTGGATGTCGCTATACAGGCAACAGAACGCGCAGGAGTCAAACTGGTCATCGCTGGGCAGAAGGAAGAAGGATACAAGCTGCCTTCGCACGTCGAGTATGTAGGCTACGCAGACGTTCCTACGCGCAAGAAGCTCATGGCAGGCGCAAGAGCATCCTTTCTGCCATCGATGTATGTTGAGCCATTCGGTGGTGTCCAGATCGAGAACCTGCTGTCTGGCACTCCAACCATCACCACTGACTGGGGTAGCTTCGCGGAAAACAACCTGCATGGTATCACTGGCTATCGCTGCCGCACGATGGGTGACTTCGTAGATGCGGTCGAAAATATCGACTGCATCAACCCGTATGACTGCCGCAAGTTTGGCGAGAACTTTACCTTGGAGCGGGTCGCACCAATGTATGAAAAGTATTTCAGCGATGTTCTGGATGTCTACGAAGGCAAAGGATGGTATGCAGACGGCAACGGCATCGATGCCATGACGAGGTTCTATCCAAGCATTATATGAGCGACTACACATTTGAATCGGCATACTGGGGCGACTGCTGCAATACCTTCGACGAGGATCAGAAGCACTATGTCTACGCTCGCTACATGGGCTTGAAGCAGGTTGGCTACTCGTTTGATGTAGGTGGCGCGAGGATCATTGACATTGGAGGTGGGCCTACATCGATGTTGCTCAAGACGACTAACCTTGCGCCTCGCTCGCTTGTAGTTGACCCGTTGCATTATCCAAATTGGACATATGACAGGTATTCCGCGAAGGGTATTGATTCATTGGTTGTGCGTGGTGAAGACATCTTTGAGCAGGGATACGACGAGTGCTGGATTTACAACTGTCTTCAGCATACAGATGACCCTGAACGTATCATAGAAAACGCATTAAACGCAGCAAAGACAATACGATTGTTTGAGTGGGTTGACATCCCAGCGCATGATGGTCATCCAATTGAGTTGACAAAGGAGAAGCTGGATGCATGGATCGGCAAGGAAGGTCAGACGATTCAGCTTGCGGAGTCAGGATGTTTTGGTAAAGCATACTTCAACACATACACACATGAGTAATACAACACCATACCAGCAGTTCGTGAATTCAATCGTCAAGCCCGGAGCGGAGATCGTTCGGCAGTTGACACCACAGCAAGCGCATATGTTGCACATGGCAGTAGGAGTATCTGGAGAGGCAGGAGAGCTTCTTGATGCCGTCAAGAAGCATTGCGTCTACCAGAAGCAGATTGACATTGGCAACATCGTTGAGGAGGCGGGAGACATTCTGTTTTATCTGACTGGCCTACTGAATGAGCTTGACTTGTCGCTTGAAGATTGCATTAACGCCAATAAGGAGAAGTTAAGCAGACGTTATGCAAGCGGGAGCTACAGCAACGAGCAGGCTATTGCGAGGGCAGACAAGGTTGAGGAAGTCAAGCAAGAAAAAACTATTCCCGACATTGAGTCTGACTTTGATGACGTGAAGATCGAGCGAGTAGCCTGCAACCTCGGTGAAGAGTGTGAGTCATGCCAATGAAAACTATATTGCTTGCATCCTGCTTGGCCTTGTGCGCGTGTGGAACTGCAAAGGAAACATACACGGAGAAAAGAACCTTGACATATCCGAAAGGCACTACTCCGAACTTGAAGGAAATGTATTTGAAGGAAGGCAAGGCTCCAAGTGCTGCCTCTGTGGTTGAGAATAATACCTACACTGGAGTTCCAGATTCAGCGGTTGCATACAATGATTCCGACTTGCTTCCGAGCGATTCATTAGAGGATGAGAACGAGCGGTTGCGATTGCTGGCGGTAAATAAAATCTTGAGAGGAATGCAATGAGCGACTGGGATCAATACGCTCTTGGCATTGCCGAGGTAGTAGCGAAGAAGAGCAAAGACCCGTGGAGGCAGGTTGGTGCTGTGTTGTTGAGGCATGACAACACGATTGCGGCTTGTGGCTACAATGGATTTCCAGCGCACATGGTTGAGGACTGGTCAGATCGTGAGCGCAGGAGGAACTATGTAGTCCATGCGGAGCAGAACGCATTGCGTCATGTCAAGCCAAATGAATGTCGCTTGATTGCGTCTACGACATTGCCATGCAATAATTGTTTAAAATCTCTTGCATCGTATGGTATCAGGCGTATCGTCTACAGAGAAACCTATCCAACGGATGAATCGACAGTTCTTCTCGCGGCAGATTTCGGAATAGAATTAATAAATATATGAATAAAACACCAGAGACGGATGACCTTGCTCGCGGCAACCATGTCGTTCCTACAGAGTGGGCAGAGCAATTGGAACGCGAACGCAACGAGGCGAAAGCAAAATACGACATACTTGCAGTGGAGAATATGCTGGAGGTTCATAAAATTTGCAAAGAGCGTGACGAATGGGCGGCAATGTGTGGTCGATACAAACAAGAACGCGACGAGGCGAGGGATATTATTAGAAAAGCAAAAGCAAAATTTTGCGAAGATGGGGAAGATGGTAAGATAGCTTCTGAAATGTTTTCAATCCTTATAGGAAATATATGAAAAAATCCGAACTATGGGCTAAATATGTTGATAAAAATCCATCGTTTGATGGGTTGGGAACAGTAACGATGTCAGCAAGAGGATTGCGTAAGATGTTTAACCAGACTTGGGACATTGCGTTTGAAGCTGGATTTAACCAAGAGTTTGAGGATGACGAGAATGAAGATGATTATCCAGAACCAATTAGGAATAGCGAATCTGCAATAAACATCTTCGATACGATATTCGGAAAACGATGAATTCACTTGAACAATACATTGAATATGAAAAACTTGATCCAGTTAAAGCGATGAACGCATTACAAGATCACGGAATAATCAGTGACAACTGCATTGAAGCAAAAGATGTTGTTGACTCTGGAGTTGCAATAACTTGGTTAGATCAGAACTTTTTTAAACTATGAGCGGAGGACATTGGGATTATATTCAATATAAGCTGGAAGATATTGCTGATGAGATTGAGAGGATTGTTCAAGAGAACGATTCTAATGAGGTCAACGAGTGGGGAGATCGTATTGGAAAGAATTATAAGGAAGAAACGCTTTACGAGTTTATGCTTGGCGTGACTTTCATTCTTACTGCTGCAACATACATTCGGAGGATTGATTACTTGCTGTCTGGCGACGATGGCGAGGATTCGTTTCATGCGAGGCTAAACAAGGACATGGGATATGAAGAAGAAGAGGAAGAATCTTAAAACATATTTTCCCGGCAAGGACTGCAAGTGCCATGCGTATGACGCTGGCGAGTGCGGATGTCCTGCTGACTGGACTCCAGCGGAGGTTTACAAACTTCGATATGAGAACGAGGATTTGAAATCACTTTGCAAGGAGTTCTTGGATATTCTGAATATCGTTGAGGTAAGCGATAGCGAAAGAGAGTTTCATCCAACGCGAATTACTTCATGCAGGGTGCAGGATGGAGTAAGGATAAACAAGATTCTTGCACATATCTGTCGAATTGTGACAGATTCTTGCAAAAAGTGACAATGAAAACGAGTTTTTGGGATCATAGCGGGAAACCATCTGTTTTTGTTGTGAAAGAAAATGGCAAAGAAATTCATCGAGGCGGATTTGAGGAAGGATATAAACTTATCAATATGAGCATAGAACAAGACATCACAAGATTGACGCAGGAATGGTATGCATTGATGGGCGAAGATCATCATAAAGATCGTGACTGCCATTGGTATATTGAAACCAAGTGGAGTTATGGTCAACTTCCAACATACTGCGTGATTCATCATGGTTATGTTTATGATCGCATCGAGGAAAACTGGAGCAGTTATGAAGGCGCATTGAATAGGTTGCGCGAAATTCTTATTGAGGCTATTAAAGAGATTAATGAGTTCAGAGACAACGACCCAGACTGGAGGTAAAATGACAAGATCAGAAGCACAACGGAAGTCCAACGATAAATATATGTCTGGAGAAATTACCAGAGAAGAGTGGAGTAAGGAGTTTGATGAATTGTCAAACATCCGAGTTTGGTTAGCTGAAGGGAGGATTGAAAATGGAAGCAAAAGCAACTCTTGAATTTAACCTGCCAGAGCAGGAGCATGATTTTAAATACGCCTGTGCTGGATTGGATGCGTTGTTGACATTGAACGACATTGATCAGGAACTTCGTTCTGCCGTGCGATACCACACTGGCGAATTCACGCATTACATTAACGAGGAAACTGGCGAGCGTAAAGAATGCTGCGTTGAGACATTGTATCATGTCCGTAAAGTCATAAACGAAATGGTTCACGAACGAAAATTGCCAGAACTAATTTGACAGCAGATGTTAAAAACGCAATTGCCTTGGCAGAAAAAATTCGTGCCGAGGTTGATAACGCGACTGATGAAGATCGCGGGATATTGCTTGCCGCAAAGTATATTATAACAAATGTTTCAAATACAACTGGTAATTTTAAAGTAGACTTGCCGTTTGCAAAGAGTGTTGTATTGCAGTTTGTCAACGAACTGCTTAATAAAGATCAGTTTGAGGCGGCAGCAACGATCTTGTGGGGTCAGCAGGTTTATGACTGGCGACCACAATCTTCGATGGATACTTGGAGATGCTTATTTGATCACGATAAGTTACTTATACAAGGTGCTGGCGCGATGGGGAAAACCTTTGGTGCAGCGGCATGGTTTCTGTTGGACTGGATGCGTGATCCGCACTACACTTGTATTAAAGTTGTTTCACTTACTGCTGAACACGCTCAACGAAATGTATTTGCTGCTATTAAAAAGTTTTATACGACTGCATTGGTAAGACCAGAATTTGATGGCAGCGAGACGCTTGTAAAAAGCATACAGGCAAATAATGACTCAAAAAACGGAATTCATCTTGTAGCTATTCCGAAAGGTGATAGCGGAACTGGAACTCTCCGTGGTTTCCACCCAAGTCCGAGAGCAGGCAAGCCGCATCCGACATGGGGTCAGATGTCAAGAACTCATGTTGTGTTGGACGAAGCGGAAGAAGTTCCCGCTGGCGTGTGGGAGGGTCTGCAAAACATCTTGTCCGCAGCGGATACCGAAGGCGCAAAGGGACGCATTAAAATTTTTGCTGCATCCAATCCAAAGGATAGGACAAGCGAGTTTGGCAAGCGGTGCGAACCAGAGCGAGGTTGGGGATCGGTGGATTGCGAGGATGACTTTGAATGGGAGTCACGCGATGGTTGGCACGTATTGCGCCTTGATGCCGCACGATGCGAAAACGTCATTGAGCAGAAAATTGTTTTTCCCGGCTTGCAGACTAACGAAGGCTACACGGCATACGAAGCCAAGGGGAGGACTGCGGAATATTTTACCATGGCTCGTGGTTGGTTCCCGCAGGAAGGTATCAGCATGGCGATTATAACTCCGTCGATGCTTGATAACGCGATGGGTAACGTGCGGTTTATTGGGCCTGTAGTGCCTCTGGCAGCGTTTGACTTGGCACTGGAAGGAAACGATAGCGTTGTGTGTTCTTTCGGAAGATTTGGACTTTGTGATGGGTGGACACCGATGAGTGGTCAGTTTATTCCGTTCAAGACTCCGAGAACAGTATTGCAACTTGATTCGCAGATGACATTTCCGAAGGCGGCAACGCTGGAGCAAACTTACAACATTATTAAGTTTTGTAAGAACATGAAAATTGCTCCGAACTGGTTGTGTGTTGATCGAACTGGCAATGGTGCTGGCATCCATGACTCGCTAAAAACCTTGTTTGGCGATGAAGTTCTTGGCGTGAACTATTCTTGGGCGGCAACGGACACGCATATCCTTGGCGATGATTCACAGAAGGCGAGCGAGCTTTACAACGGGGTTGTTACTGAATTATTGTTTGGTCTGTCCAAGTATCTTGAGTTTGAGTATCTCAAAATATCACCGGGATTTCGCAACGATCAGCTTGTGCGGCAAGCTACTGGAAGGCGTTATATGCAAAAGGGAAAAGGCATGGTTCGCGTGGAAAGTAAAAAAGATTATGTTAAGCGGACACGGCAACCATCACCAGATGCTTTGGACTCGCTTTCAATGCTGGTATTTCTTATGAGACAACGCGCAGGATCAACTGCAACTATGGTAGAAAACAAAAAAGAAGTTCCTCGCTTAATGGATCGTGAAATGTTCTCTATCGTGGATAAGATACAATTTATCGATTTTAGCGAATAAATGACTTATATCTGATTTAGAGTATAACTTGATACATTTTATCAAATCAGACTTGATTTATTTATCAAATATGATGCACTAACCCATAAATACTTGCTTTATTTATCATAAATGATAAATTATGCTTGCACAATTTAACGCTTTAGAATATTAGGATCGAACTCATGGCAAAAGTAATTATCGGTATGGTTCCGCCCGGAGGGTGGCATTACTACGACTCTGACGCTAAATTGACATCGCATTCTTACGAGGGATTGTTAAAAGCAGTTGAGAATTATCGCGCCGAAAATCATCTGTCAGTTGGAGACGTTGAGGGAGATGTAAATAGCTACATTTGTTCCAACTGGCCTAATTTTTGTCATGGAGTTGACATGGTTGTTGTGACTTCAATCCATCCAGAAACAAGTCAGCAAACTTTGCTGAATGATATTACGATTTGGGCTAAAAATCTTCTGAACTCCAAGACTGCTAACAACCTTGTTTCGGATGATCTTGCCGAGCAACGAGCCAAGACTTGCAAGAGTTGTCAATACAATAAAAATTGGCGAGGAGGATGCGGATCGTGCGTTTCTGCAACAGAACGCATTTCTGCTTCAATCCGCAATGGTCGAGATACAAGATCGTCAAGCAAATTAGGTGGATGCGAGTTGATGAGGCATGACAATCGCAGTGCAATTTTCTTTGACAAATCAAAACTTTCTCAAGCAACTTCTCTTCCAGAACATTGTTGGATGACTATTAAATAATATGGCAGATGTCCTTAAACCACTTCCCGCTATCGTAACGGATACCTATGCGACAAAATCACCTCGCATTACGAACGCTTATGACAAGCCTCGCATTCTTGACTTGGATGTTATTGATCCTGCCGTTGGCAATAACGATGTTGTCAATAAAGATACTTTGCAGGTTAAGCGGACATTCAAAGATGCGTCACAAGCGCACTCTGCGTATCGCAGGCTTAAACAGCAGAATGTCGAGAGGAATAGGAAGAATCAACTGATTCAAAAGAAACTCAACAATGAACCTCCATACTCTGCGAAAAAACTGGAAAGCATGGGCCA